GTTTCTTCCACAAGAGCATAAGAAGAATCAAGTCCTTGTATTCTTAAAGTTCTTGCAGCTGTTCCTACTACATCATCATTAGCATTATCACTGACTACATCAAGAGTAGCTTGAGCTGTTTGCCAAGGATAATTGTTTCCTGTTTCCCAAATAGTTTCAAAAGCACCTGATCCAATGGTTGGGTTATATCCAAATTTATTGATCATAGAGTAACCAGGAACTTTACCTTGTTGAACTGCTAAATAAAATGGAATGTTACCAACTGTACTTCCACCTGTTATTGGATTGACATTATTACAAGACATTAAGCAGGTTTAGTTGGAAATGCTACAGAATTAACTTGCTCAACAGTTGTTAATCCATTTGTAATATTTCTAAGTTCAGTTCTATAATTCATCCAAGCAGTTTTTTCAGCAGTTGTTAAAGTAGTGTCTGGTAACTGTGTCCAATCACTAGCAGATAACAAAGTATTTCTTCTTTGTCTTAAATCTGCCATAGCTCTATCAAATGCACCTGCATTCCAAGCAATTTCATCTTGTTGTCTTTGTGCGATTTCCTCTGGTGTTAGAGGTACGATCTGACCATTTACTAATTTATGTTCCATAATAATCTCCTTATATATTAATTTATTCTTTGAGCAAAGCGAAATTCATTAATTAAAATGCTTGTCATTTTAGTTAATGCCAAATAGCAATATCTGACCACTATCTATGTTTCCACTTTCAATTCTAAACTTAAATCTTGTTAATGCTGATGTGGTGTTAAAATAACCTGCTAAATATTGATCTGTAGCACCAACACCACCATAATTACTTATTCTTGCTAAAAAATGTTTTACAAAAGTTGTAGATGATGGATTGAAAATATGTAAGTAACCACTTAAACATTCATCATTTGCATTTCCTATTGCTTCATTTTGAAATTGTTGAAAATTAGTTCCTTGTGCTTGGTCTCTATCGGTTCTATAACCTAATCCAGAACCAGAATCATTTTCGTCATTAAATGCTCTAAAAACAGTAGATGTTATTGTTTGATTATAATTAGTATTTGTTCCTGTATCTGCTTGAAACTCTAATCTTTTATCATCTGTTTGAGGGTGGATATTCACAAAATAAAAAATGTATTCTTTATATGTACTATCAATACCAGATGTAAACTCTATACTAGCACTAGCACTAGCAGTAGCAGTTGAGATATGAGTTAAGCTACCCAATGAACTTATAGAACCAAATTGAGTTACATCTTTTACTGCTCTGTCGTTTAGTTTAATTAAACTCATTAATCTCCTTTTATTCCATATAGTTTTATTGTGCCAGAATCTATATTGCCAGATGCAAACTTGAAATCCATAGCATCGATGGAATTGGTAGTATTAAAATATCCAGCTACATATTCATTTAAAGAATAAATATCACCACCACTTGTTCTACCATCATTATTAAAACAAGTCATAAAATGCTTAACAAAAGTCGTAGATGATGGATTGTATAAATACATATGACCACAACCATTTCCATCATTATCATAGTTAGCACTATTATAAAATTCTTGGTATGAAGTAGATTGAGCCAAATCATTTCCTGTGTCATAATCCAATGTTGTGCCACTATCATTTTCAAAATGGTATGCTCTAAAAACTGTAGTTGTTTTTGTAACATTGTAATTACTTCCACTATCAGTAGAACCATTAAAATGAAAATCTATTCTTGATGTAGAACTTGGGTGGATATTAATAAATTCAAAACGATATATTGGATAGGTACTATCTATTCCACTTGTAAATTCTATTGAGGCACTACCACTTGCAGTTTGAGAAGATATTAAAGTCATTTTACCTTGTGCAAGTTGTCCAGCAGAAGTTATGCTAGATATTGAATTGTTGTTGTGCTTAACTAGTGCCATGAGCAAGCTCCTTTGCAAGTGTTACGCATTAAGATACTCCATACATTTTGATTATGCCATCATCTATGTTGCCAGAACTCATTTGGAATTTTAAATTTGTGATAGCTGAGGTAGTGTTAAAATATCCAGCAGTAAAATTTTCCATTTCTCCAGGTGCATGCCAATTACCACTAAACCTTGACATGAAATGTTTAACAAAAGTTGTACTGCTAGGATTGTAAATAATAAATTCTCCATTTTGCGACATATCATTATCAATTCCACAATGTCTATGTAACTTCATAAAACCTGTTCCTTGTGCAATATCATCTCCAGCTTGATAAGTAAAACCAGTTTCTGCATCATCTTCTGTGTGTAATACAGTAAAAATAGTTGAGGTCATTGTTACACCATAAGAACTACCACTATCTGTACTACCTTGAAATTGAATAGCAGATGTATTGGCACTTGGGTGTATATTATAAAATTTAAAAATGTAACTATCGTAGCTATCATCTAAACTAAATTCTAAAGATGCACTTGCACTTGCTGTTTGGGTAGAGATAAGATTTAATGCACCACCAGATATGCCAGAGGGTAAGCTAGTGATAGCACTTAATGAATTATTTACTGCGAACTTTAAAGCCATAGCAAATCTCCGATTTGATATTTTGTTTTTCGGTAGGAAAACACCATAGGGTTATACTCCTATCAATGCTTTTACTTCTTCTTCAGTTAATCCTAAGTCTAAAAGTTTTTGTTTGCCAGATGCTTTTTTAGTTTCTTTATTTGTTTTTTCTGTTTCTTTAGCAGTTTCCATTTCTGTAATTTTAGCTTGTATGTCTGAAACAGAAATTTGTTCTATTCCATTCCAATCAATTATTAATTCATCTTCTTCATTACCAGAAACCGAACCATTAAAATTTTTATTAATTTCTTTAATAGCTTCATAATATTTTAAACTTATTCTATCCATTTTATGTATCTCCTAATCTTAAAAATGTTACATCAGTTATATTTTTACTAGTGTTAGATAAGACAGTATTTGTGCCACTTTGATTATTTTTTGTAGTAAATCTTACTTTGTGAGTAGATGTGTCAGTGACATCAAAAAAAATATTTGTAACAACTACACTATGAGCATTACTTCCGTAAGCATTTGTATAACTATTTGCTACTTCTGTATAAGTAGAATTATCAGGAGTAGTTTCAATTCCAATACCAAGATATTGAGAAGTAGCACTGTTATATACATTCGCTTTAAAATGAATCCAATAAATTCCAGTTGTTGCAAAAGTAAAAATACCTGAACTTTCAGACATTCCAGTTCCAATTTTAGCATATCCTGTGGTATCATTTCTTTCCCAACCAGCATTAATAGTAGTGTTATTAGATGTAAAATCACTAGCTAATCTCCACTGATCAGCTTCTGTAATTCCACCAGCTGGTACTTCTTGAAAACTATTATCTCCTCTTAAAAAGGTTGTAGCATCTTTAGTTCCTGTTGCTGTTAGTTTAGCAAGTGAAACTGTATTATCTGATGGAACACCTAAGTCTAATACATTCCCCAATATCATTACAAAGTCTATGACATCACCAGTAACTAGGTTACTAGCAAAGGTTAAGGTAGAACCAGATACTGTGAATGAATCTACAGGTGCTTGAAGAATACCATTTAAAGATACCAGCATATGATTTTCAGATTGTGGAGAAACATTTGTTCCCCCTACTTGTAAGGTGTATGCAGCTTGACCATTAACGACAGCTATGCTATCGCACTTTTGAAAGTTTCCTATTACTGGTGTCTTACCTATATATGCCATAATTATTCGCTTGGTTTAGTTGGGTATACTACATTATTTACATCATCTAAAGTAGTTAATCCATTGGTTAAATCTCTTAATTGTTGTCTGTAAGTTCTCATAGCATCACTCATAGTTACATCTGTGTTTGCATAAAAATCTGTTTCAGCTAAAAGTAAATTTCTTTCAAATCTTAAATTTTCTAATGCTCTATCAAAAGCACTATTAGACCATTCTAATTCTTGAGCATCTTTTTGTGCTTCTTCTTCTGCTGTAAATTGTATTTGTTCTCCATTTACTAATTTATATCTAGGCATTATATTTTTCTCCCAT